ATTGACCCTATTTAGATGTGCCGGCTTACGCCTTCTTTGTGCTCAGTACTTTGATGAACTTCGGCAGGATCACGCCCTTGTAGGCGATTGAGCCGAGCTCGCGAAGGCCACGCTTTGTCGCAGCATGCTTCTGACAGAACGAGTTCCTCGAGCAGCATGTCAGTCCTTCTTCATTGTGCCGTCAAAGTCGCTGGCTATCTCGACAGAGTACTCAAAGCTTGAACCCTTCACTGTGCGAACGAGGTAGTCCCCCTTGTTCATTGTGACGGTGGTGTCCTTCGTGACGGTGACGCGAACTGGGTCACCAGAGTACTTGAACGCCTCTACCTTACCAGGATCGACGTAAGTCGTAAAGCCCTCAGCGTCAGGCGTTTGGTTAGGACGAATTGGCTTCAGCGTATCTGCCAGTTCCTTGGCGTTGAACTTACCAAACGGCTTGCTCGAAGTACCGACCACCCTGAACACTTCATACATTGTAGGGTTGCTGTCTTTGATCGAACGAACAAGGTACGTCGTAGACGGAATGTACTCAGCCGCGGAGTCCTTGTTCTCGGCCCAAAGATCCTCAGCAGTCTTTTGTTCCAATGATTCTTCAGCCAACTTACCGACTGGAAACTGCTTGGCTCTTACTCGATACTTCCTCTCGAGATCTGGCACTTCAGACTTTTTGATGGGATGCGCCTGCGCTTTGGACCCCATCCATGTTACCCCGTTCCAGAAAGACTTACTGTCCTTCGAGTGTTCAAGCTTGACAATGACAAGTTCATCGTCACCTTCGTGTACATTTTTGATTTCTTTGAGCAGCATGGAAGCTCCAATTTACAGATGGGCTATTTAGCCCTCTGCAATCTGACTAAAGCCATGCTGCTTCTGCACCAGCATCGTGCGGTCGAGGCGACCCTGGATGTTCGGGTGGTGACTGATGATGTACACCGCAAGTTCTTCATCACGGCTCTTGTCCTTCAGAATCCGGATGATGGCGTCAATACCCGAACCGTCCAGTTGCCCGTCAAGCTCGTCAATCAGCAGGAGGTTAGACCGAGCATGCAGGTGGTGCAAGACGTCGCGGAAAGCGAGTGCCAAGCCAGCATTGACGCGCTTCTTTTCACCAGCAGACAGGTTCCCGAAGTCCAGTTCACGTCCGAACTCAGACACCGTGCAACTCATGTCAGCGTCGAACTTCACAATGTGCGGCAGGCCGAGTTGAGCAGTGTAGTGGTTGATTCGATCGTTCAGGAACGGAATGCTCTTGTTGATGATGCGACGACGAAGGAAGGAGTCCTTGTTCGTCAGCAGCTTGAGCAAGAAGTTCATGTGCTCAAGTCGTTTTCGCAGGGCGTCTACCTTCGCGTGATCAGCTTCCTTCACGTTCTCAGTCAGCAAGCGCTCGAGCGGCTCAATGTGAGGGTTGACTGCGTTCCGCAGGTCAGTCATCTTTGTACGCAGTACGGACGCGTTCTCACGGGCAGCGAGCAGCTCATTCAAGTTGCTGTGCTGGATCGAAGCCTCAACTTCACGCAGTCGTTGTTGCTGGTCCTTGGCCTTGTTCGTCAGCTCCGTGACTGCACCTTCGACTTCCAGCAGCTTCGCACCATTGGACTCGATGTCGGTCTCAAGCTGAGCAAGCTTTGCCGGAGCATCAGCGAAGTTCTGCGAACAGTACGGACACTTCGCGTCAGCCAAGTGCGACTGTTCACCGAGAAGCTTCTCAACTTCACGTGTCAGTTGTTGCTGGTCCTTCTTCGCTGGCGCAAGCTTTGCAGCAAGATACGCGCCTTCTTGAACGAGGGTGTTTCGTTCGTTGTGCAGCAGTTGTTCGACTTCGAAGTCAATAGTGCCGATCACCGCCAACGTCTTCTCGATGTCGGCAATGTCTTTCTCGCGCTGTGTTTCCCAACGCTCAACACGTTGCTCTGCTTCGCGGATGTGCTTGTTATGCAACTCGATCGCAACTTCTTGCTGCTTGACGACAGCCTCTTGGACCTTGATGTCGCCTTCAACGCCGCGAATCTGTTCCTTCAGGACCTTCGCCTTTTCAGACAGCAACGTGATGTTGAAGAGTTCTTCAATCTGCGCACGTTGCAGAGCAATCGGCAACTGCAGGAAAGCTGGAGAGTTCCCGGAGAAGATGATCGTCTTGGTGAACAACTCGTAGCTGATGCCGATGATTGACTCAATCAGTTGATCGCATTCGGTCACGCCCTTACCTGGTGTAATGTCTTCATCATTGCGAGTGATCTTGATTGTGTAGTGCTCACCGCGAACGCGCGTGATCTCGTACTCTTCGCCACCACGTTCGAACGAAAGGCGAACCTCCATCAACGTGTTCTTTGTGGCGTTCGTGCTGTTGATTAGGCGTTGCAACGAGATGTTGTCAAACGGCTTGTTGTACAACGCGTAGCAAATCGCGTTGATCAATGTGGTCTTGCCAGAACCGTTTGAACCACCTTGATCCAAGTTCTGGCCGATGACTTCAACGGTGCCGGGTTCAGACAGATCGATGACCGTATCTTGATTTCCGAAGGACATGAAGTTCCGAACGGCGAGTTCACGGAAGTAAAGAGTGCTGCTCATTTGAATGCTTCGAGGAGGTCTGCAACGTCGATCATCTTGATAGTGAAGCCATTTTCTTCGGCTTGCTTCTCAAAGTCAGCGAACACCGCACCCATCAACATGGAGACATGCGGTTGGCCGCCAACAACGTAAACTGAGCCACTAGCTTGTGGCATAGTCAGCTTACCGTCTTCACTGACCGTAATGCTTTCTACGCCTGAACTAAGTTTCCAATAGTCAGATCCTGCGTAACCACCATACCAACTGGCAAGGATCTTGTACACCTTACCGTACTTGTCCGATTCAATGAGGACCGGAGCCCAAGAGTCTGGAGTGTAAGTGCTCATCAGTCCACCTTTAATTCTTCGTACAGCTCGACCAGCAGCTGCGGATCGATTGTCGCGGTAGGCGTAACGCCTTCTGTGATCAGTTGACGCACGGTGCCATCAAGCGATGACAGATCAAGATCACCATCAATCTCAAGGCCAGATGACAGAGCGTCTTTCTTTGAGGCGAGGTCTTCTTCGACTGAAAACTCACGGAGTTGAAACGCTTCCATCATCTCTTCGCGCAGCGCTTGCACGTCAGAATATGGAACGTCAGCATCAAGCAAACAACGAACGCGCCCGTTCTTCTTGAAGGTCATTTCACCGCTGAGCACGTTCGTCAAACGCGTCTTGTAGAACATTGGACCGTCGTAGTTGAAGAACGTCACGTCTTCCATGTCGGTCTCCAGCATGCAGGCACCGCGCTCTTCGTCCCATGCATCGCCAAAGTTTGTTGGGAAAGTGTTCCCCATGTAGATGATGTTCTTGGATACTTGGCGCTTGTGGAAGTGCCCGCTGATGATGTACTTTGGGCCAGTCAACATTGACGCGTCTGGGCCATGATCCAACGTGCGATCGTTCCCTGTCACAACAAAACCACGGAACTCGAAGTGCCCTAGCACGTACTTGTGCGCGTTGATCTCTTTTGCCAAATCAGGATATTCGTCTTTGAATAGAAATGGTGTTGCAAAAATTTCCGGGGTCAGTTCAACAGGTTCACTGATTACTTGGAAATTTTTCAGATCACTGAATGGGTCTGTCGAGAAAATTTTCCGATTACTGCGGTGATACAGGTCATGGTTGCCGACAATGAAGAAGATCGGTAAACCAAGTGTGTTCAGGCGGCGCGCCGCTTCTTGCGAATACTTCAACGTTCGCACGTTGATTGCATTTCGATTTTCCATCCAATCTCCCAAGAACGCAATGTGTGTTGCTTTCTCCGAGATCGCAAGTTCACAAAACCAGTCAATGTAATCGAGGCAATCTTGCAGATGTTGATCGCTGTTGCTTCGGGCGCCGAAATGGATGTCCGTGAAACATAGAAGCCTCATACATTTTCTCCACGTTGGCTTGCACGATATTTTGCTTGTCCAGCCCGCAAATTTGCCAACTGTTCTTCAGTTCGCTTCTTACCAGTATTTGACACAGCTCGTTTTGCGACCGCCTCTGGTGATTGCTTTCGACCTGTCAGCGTTTTAGACGTATTTTGCCGTTGCTCATCAGACTGCTTTCTACCGAAATTTGGGCAAAGCACACCCTTCTTTCCGAAGGCTGGGTGTTTCTCTCCAGTGAGAGCTTCTGAAATTTTCTTGCGCACGGCATCTGGGGTCACAAATCCAGATCTACCTTCACCACCGTCCGTGTGGTTGAACAATGGTCCTTTGTTCTTGTCGCGCCTACCGTATTTTGCAATTAGCTCGATTTCAAGATCGAATGCTGCGTCTTCAGAGTGGCACTCGATGATTGATGGATGCACCTCAATGCCTTCGTCCTTGCATTGACGAATCATTGTGTTAAGCCACTTGTTCGTGACTTGTCGTATTTGTGTTGTTTTGCACGATTACCACAACCCTTGCCAACATAACGTGGCGTTCCAGTTCGCGGATCTTCGTACAAGTAGACGTAAAAGGTTTGAGCCGTCATTGAGTCCTCAATGGAGATTAGACGGCGATAGGACCAATTGTAACCTTTGACCGTTACACGTCTTCCTGAGACTGTGTTCGGGTTACCCGCCCCATGGAACGTGGCTCACCTTCACATGAACCTTCCAAGGCCCGCATTTCTCCGTGAACCTTGCAACGTGTTCCGAGACGGTAGCCGCGTCGAGCGGAGGTGTCTCGTCGCACTTATTGTCCACAGTGACTTCGAACCCGGCGTCGCGAAGAGCCTGTACGACTACGGCTGCTTCGTTGTTGATGACGCCGCCAGGGCCTGAAATTGTGATCGTCGTCATTCGTCACCACCAGAACCCATGAACGCTTCGTCCGAAGTTTTCGTGGACGTGCCGTGCCTTGCTTGATAGTTGAACGACGGGTTCGCGCCAGCCTCAATCAGAAGCTCGTCACGAATATCACGTTCCTTGCGTTCCGAGTCCAGGTATGATAGGAACGATCGGTAGCAGGCGGTCGTGTAGTACGCGAACGGGTTCGGAATTTCTTGCTTCTCTGGGTTGAACTTGTGCCAATTCGCGCACAGGTTCACAACAGCGGTGCAGACCATGTCTTCACGGAAGGAGTATCCGGCAAACCACGGGTGGTACGAGTACCGCTCAGCAATCATCATGAGGTATTTCGCCATACGATCGGTAAGCTTCCCAGCTTCCTTTGCTTCGTAGAACGCCTCAAGCAACTGAGCATTCGTGACGTACTGACCTTTGGTGGTCTTTGCACGTTCTTTCTTAGCTGGCTTAATCGCGCCAGCTGTTTTGGTTTTACGGGTAGGAGTAGTTTCAGTGGTCATTGCCGTCATAGTCAACAGGGTTGAGACGGCATGATGTATTGTACGTTGCTCCCGCACCTGAACCCCACGACACCCGGGTTAATGCTCACCGACGCCGAGCTTATTGTAAGAATCCCGGGATTGAAAAGTGACCCGCGAGCACTTTCATTCCAGGTCTAAATATGGAGATGAATGACATGCCAATTCGTGGTTTCGTGTATCTCTGGTTTGACACTTTGCGAAAGATGTTCTACATTGGTTCGCATGCAGGGTCTGAGGATGATGGGTACATCGCAAGTTCTTTGCGCTGCAGGCGTGCTGTGAAGAAGCGCCCGGAAACATTCAAACGGAAAATCCTTGCAAGAGTAGAAGGAAGTAGGAAAATTTTGCTCGCTGAAGAAAATCGTTGGTTGCAAATGATTCGGGTCTCGGAACTTGGCGTCAAGTACTACAATCTTAAAAGGGTGGCGGCAGGTGGAAATTTACTAGAAGCAAAAACACAATCAGAAATCGAGGCATGGCGTCAGAAGGTGTCTGTTGGTGGTAAGCGGGCATGGAAAGAATCCAAACCAGAGCGCCGGGAGAAAACAAAAGCGACAGCATTTGGCGGAAATAAATTTGAACGTGCATACATGAAGACAGAGGCATACTCCACGGCGATTAGCACCGCATGTTCGGGTGAGAAGAATGGCTTCTTTGGTAAGACCCATTCATCAACAACCAAGAATTTGATGTCTCAAAGCGCAAAGGACAGACCGCCAAGCAGAGTTCGAAGTGTTATCTTCACTCGGCCGGACGGTGAAGAGGTGTTTGTCGTAAATCTTTCAAAATTCATGGCAACACACGGCTCCGCTAAGATTACACGATTTTTGAAGACTGGAGAATCAATTCAGCTTCGAAACAACCCAACACACCCGTTGACAGGGTGGAAAGTTCGCTATGCGTAATCTTCTTGAAGACACAGTCGGGCAGCAGCCCAAGCGCGCCGCTGTTGTGGTAGGAAGATTTCAGCCGCCGACCATTGGACATTATTCCGTGTTCGACGCTGTCAAGAAGTACATTCGAAACAACCAAAACCTCGGCTTAGATGCTGTGCCGATCGTTGTCGTTGTCGCTGGCAAAGAGACCAGCAAGGACAAGACAAAGAATCCGCTGACAGCAAATGAGCGCATCAGTTTCATGACGGCGTCTGGCAAAGCAAACGGCGTCAAATTCCTTGTTGCTTCATCCGCATTTCAGGCTTTTGAAGAAGTTCGCAAGGCCGGGTACGAGCCTATCGCCGTTGCGGCTGGCACGGACCGCGCTGACAAGTACCTCGAGATGTTGGACAAGTACTACAAAACAAACGACGGCAAAGAGATTGACCACTACGCCATCACCCTCAACCGTGTGGTAGAGAGTGAAGAGCCGAAGGAAAAGGTCAACAAGAAGGCGGCGCTTGACGACATTCTGCAGTACTTGGACGATGATCTTCCTACTGAGATGGTATCCGCGTCACTCGCCCGCCGTGCGGTAGAGAAGGACGAGTTTGATAAATTCGTCATCATTACCGGGCTGACTGAGAAGCCAGCGCTGGCGCGAAAGATGTTTGACAAGATCAAGGCCTCAATGGCCACAATGGAGAATCCTGATGGGGTTGCTGGATAAAAAATTCTCGTTGCCAACAACGTCAGGCACCGTCTCAGACGCCAATGTGAACTATTCGCTCGTGCCAAATGAGACACGAGTAAATGAGACGTTCACTGCAGTTCAGAGTAAGTTTGGTGGGGTAGGTGATTTCAAATCGCTCAATGTAGGCGCACCTACGTTCAGCAAACTCGGGGCTGACTATAGCCTTGGCAACGTGAAACCATCCAGTCCGTACCTCGGTATGGCGTCTTCAGTGACCACTGGGGTAACGGCGACATCAGCAACGGCCTCGCAGATTCGTGATCAAACTGGCGACGGCTCGCGCAAGGCTGATGATAGCCACAAGGTGCAGCTTCTCTCGTTGGTTGATGACCTCCTGGTGATGTTCGATATCATGCCAGAAGTTACGGAAATTCGCAACGCGGAGTACGAGGCTTTGCAAGCCGCTCAGATGCCTGGTGAATTCCAAAAGTTCAAGGGAACTAAGGCAACAACATGGCAGGTAAATGCTTCGTTTACGTGTCGTACGCGTGACGAAGCCGAAATGAACTTGGCGTATATCAACACGCTGCGTGCATGGACGATGCCGTACTTTGGCGACAACAAAGGTCGAATGGCTGGTGCACCTCCTCCAGTGCTTCAACTCTATGGGTATCGCGGTCTTGTGGGGCGTGTGCCTGTGGTCATGACGTCATTGAACTGGACCTGGCCAAAGGATTGCGACTGGATTCCAACGACTGGCTCTGTGAACTCGCGCGCTCCGAGAAGGCGACTCACATCGCGTTCCTTGGAGATTGGTACGTGGACGACTGGGGATGATGGCGGAACAACTCCATTTCCAACGGTCATGAACGTTCAATTCACACTCGTTGAATCCTTCAGTGCTAACCAGTTCAACAGGTTTGACCTTGAATCGTTCAAAGCTGGTGATATGGTCGGTGCATACGGCACTCAAGTGGTTACTCAATCGGAAACCGTTGCAGAACCGCAGAGCACGCCTGATCGAGCTGAACCAAAACTCTCACTGGGCCGCTCATGAAAACGAACAGCACACTGGTTTCAGGCTCTCGGTACGTAGTTGGCGGTAAGACCGAGGTCAATGCTAACGCCCTTGAGTGGTGGGAACGTACCAATTTTCCGTTGGACGACGGCGACGCTAAGTACGTAGTAGACAACAAGAGCGCGGGTCGGTTAGACTTGATTGCTTACGCAGCCTACGGTGACAGCCACCTTTGGTGGTTCATCGCACAGTACAACGCGATCCTTGATCCTTTCGCTGAAGTAGCTGAAGGCCGCATTCTTCGCATCCCAACAAAAGAGCGTGTTCAACTCATGATGACTGCAGGCCGCCTTGGCGGATACCCAAGCACTCGTGAGGTGCCACTTACCAACATTTCACCGATCGTCTAATGGTTCCAAATCCTCTAGACAAGTTCCGTTCACATAGCATTCACTATGTGATTCTTGCCGCTCGCAGTACTGAAGACCTCCGAGAATTCAGCGATGGCAGTGAATCTGAACTTGCCCGCACTCTGCAAGCAATTGATGATTGCAAGCAACTCGGTGGTAGCGTTCGATCTAAGAACGGGTCTGACGGTGTGTTCCTCTTGGTAGACACACGCCGCTTCTCCCAGTTCTCAATCGACAACTTTGAGCTTGACACGAAAATCGCAGGCTTCGCTGTGCCAGGCAGTAAGTCGCCGAACGCAGTTGGTTTGGAAATGAACTTCACCGTTCACGACAGTTCGGGAATTTCGTTTGCTAATTTCCTGCAGTACCTGATGGACAAGAAGCTGCAAGTCAGCTTTGACGGCATGACGTTGCTCGTGCGCGTTGTGTTCATTGGGCATACGGATACCGGCACCACAGAGGTTGTGCAATCGTTCGGCATTCCAGCGATCTTCAACACGATCCAAGTTGACTTGAATGAAGTCCAAGGCATCTATCAGTGTAAGTGCTTCCCGCTAATTGGGATGGTGTCTAACTCGAACTACAATCCGAAGTGGACAAAGATTGGTACCGCGTCAACGTATTTCACAGGTCCTGGCGTCAACACGCTTGGTGGGGCGGTGCAGGCGTTTGAACACGCGCTGAACAAAGAATCTTTCCGTCGGTACAAGGAATTCAACAGCATTCCTGACACCGACGCGCGTGCAAACGGTTATGGCCGCCCAGTTCAGTACCTGATCACTCTACCAAAAGACTGGTACGACTACAAGTTTACTGGCCCGTCGCAGGGTGGCGCGTCCGAAATCAACTTCAAGGAACTCTTGAAGACGGAAGAAACGAACCGTGCTAAGTCTGCCGCTGAAGCACAAAAGAAAGCACAACAGAATAGTTCGGCCCCAGCGAAGGAAAGTTTCCTCGCAGTCAATCCAGACCTCACAATCACTGAGGTGCTGGATGTTATGTTCTCACATACGCTGCAAGTGCAGCAGCTTGCAAACTTTACTGGCAGCCGAAACTCAGCAAACGCCATCAAGTTCTACAAGCACTTGATTACAGTGACAAGCTCGGACAAGAACTTCACGGTGCACGTTGACGTTGTTGAGTTCCTCGTTCCAAACGTGAAGCTCAACGAAACAAACACGTCAGTCGGTCAAGACGCAAGCTACATGCGTCAGGAACGTGACCCAGTTACCGGCGCAGTCAAGAGCCTTCCAAAGAATTTCCTTGAGTACGAGTATATCTTCAGTTCAAAGAACCTTGATGTGCTGAGCCTCGACTTGAAGATCGAAAATTTGAACTTGCTCTTGATGCAGGGTACAAAGATCGGTCAGGGTAACCTGTGGCGGCACAACGACAAGGGTCAGAAGCAAGAAGATGGCGACAGCGCCGGGGTCGACACTGGCTCGCTGCTTGGTCTTAAGCCGAAGGATCCAGTTCGTCTTCGTACGTTGACACCTGAAGAACGATCAAACTTCAGCAACATTGCGGGTAACCTCCAGAGCCTCCAGAAGGGCCTGGATTCACCTCAGGCGGTCAGTCAACAATACACTAAGAACCTCAGTAATTTCTACAACGCAGGTGGCCAGGCAAAGATGGTCATTCGTGGAAATCCTAACCTCATGGGTAAGATCGTTCTCAGTGAGCTCGAGAAGCACGTTGACGTCGTTACTCTTGTCGCTGGCAGTGAAATCGTATCTGACGCCAAGGTTGACGTACGTAAGGCATGGCGTGACAACCTTGAACGGAATCTTGGGCTACAACAGGGCCTTAAGAACAACCAAGGAACGATTGAGGTCTTACCTGGTCCTCGCTTCCCAACGTCACCCGTGTTCGTCAAAGTGAACGTGTACGGACCTAACGTTGACTTCCTCTCATTGGATCCAATGGAAGGTGGGGACTTTTCGAAGCAACTGTTGACAGACAATTTCTATTTCCTCGGGGCGGTCAAGAACAAGATTGAAGGCTCGAAGTTCACGCAAGAGTTCGATATGCTGCAG